TCAGCCGATGCGCTTGCTGGCGCCAAGGCGGCCGAAGATCGCGATCACGCCCGAAATCGCGGTCACCGCCTGCAGCACGGAGTCGGTCAGGGCCCCGCTGTCGAGGTCGTCCACCGGGAAGCCCAGCAGCGACGCCGCGGCGCTCGCCACGGTGACGACGGAGGCCCAGATGGTGCGCGACAGATACCAGGGTTTGATGGCGGTCATTGAAAATCTCCTTCTTCAATTGAGGTCGAACAGGATGTTGGAAGGATCGCCCAGCCCGGCCGCGCCGATCTGGCGTACCGTGAAAGTGACGGTCGTGGGCACGCCGCCGAAATCGGCCGTGACATCGGCGGCCGGATAGGTCCATTGCGGCCCCGAAATGGTCACGGTGCGGATGGTTGCGCCACCTTCCGGGGTAACCTCGACACGGTACGACTCGGCTTCCTCGTCGAGCGGAACGGCGCCAGCCAGTCCACTGTCGGCGTCGATGCGGGCGCGCCGGATCCAGTCCAGCAGGACATCGCCGTCCGGCGTCCGCCGTGCCGACAGATGCACGGGGGACAGCGGCGTGCGCGCGCGTACCCCGCCGATGCTCGTCAGGCTGGCGAAGGCCGGTCCGGCGAAATCGTAGCCGACGGGGCCGATCCGCCAGTTGAGTTCGAGCCCGACTTCCGAGGGCTTCAGCCCGGCGGGCATCACCGCGGCGTCGAGCAGGACGAACCACGAGCCTTCGGCTGCGCCGGCCAGCATCGCCGGCCGCGTGCCGTACTGTCCGCGCAGCAGGCGCGTCAGCCGCCACGTCGCCGCTTCGATCTCCTCTGCCTCGCCGAACTGCAGCAGCTCCCATTCCCCGTTGGCAGCGAGCACGGCGGCGAGATTGGCGCTGTTGAGCAGTTGCAGGTCGCTGACGCTGGACAGCTCCCCGCGCAGGAGGCTGACCTCGATCGCCGTGACATTGTCGAAACGGCCCTCGAAACCCGGCCGCAGGCTTGACTGGAGAATGCCGATCGTCGCTTCCTGCCCGGCCAGGGCACGCCGTTCGAAGCCGGTCGTCTCGGGCGAGGCATAGGTCGCGTGCGGCAGCCAGGGCGTGGCACGCACCGCGCAACGCAGTTGCTCCTCCGGTCCTGCGGCTCCCGGCAGCATGGGCAGGTCGAGCAGAAGCGCCAGCGGTGGGCCTGCTCGCGAGACCCGCACCTTGACCGGCGGGTGGAGCGCCGTTCGCCAGGGCGCGGGCGCGACGCGCCGGATACGACGCGCCGTTATCGCCCGCGCCGCCCCCGTTTCGATTGACGTGACGAGATAGTCGGTGCCGCCCGCCTCGTCGTTGAGCCGCACCGTTTCGCCGGGGCCGAGGTCGATGCGCCCCTGCTTCACGGAGAAGCGCACCTGTTCCCGCGCCGTCCACTTGCGTCTCAGCCAGTCGGCAAGCAGGGCTTCCGCCTGGCCAGCGTCCATGGTGCCCGGAAACGACAGCTGCTGGACGCCGCGATGCGGGGTATCATTCAATACGGCCCGGGCAACTGCCGACTGATAGTCCCTGGAGGGGTCGGAGAAGGTGAGCGTCACCTCCGCCGGCAGTTCGTGGTCGGCGACGCGGGTGCGCGTCACAAGCGCGCTGTCGTGGTCCACCACGAATTCCTCGATCGTCGCGGGCTGCCCCTGCGATGCCTCCTCCGCGGCGAAGACCAGCCTGTCGCCATCGCTTCTCACCGTCAGGCCGAACAGGTCGACAAGTGGCTCGAGCGCGGCGCGCGCCGAGGCCGTCCCGTCCACGACATAGCCGGCGACCGTGCCGGTCACGCGCGCCACGTCCGCCGGCTCGAGATCGCAGTCGGCGAGGATGGCGTTGATCAACTCACCGACCGCGACCCCGTTCAGGCGCCCCGGGAGCCAGTGTCCGAGCAGCCAGTTCTCGCCATCGCTCCAGACATCCGTGCGTGCCGGAAAGGCGGGATACGGCCGTGCATCCCAGGCCCACAGGTAGAGCCGCGACGCATCGACCATCCTGCCGCCATAGACGGCCGACACCGGGTTCGCCGCCGCGTCGAAACCCGCTGCCGCGCCGTCCCAGTGGTCGAAATGCGCGGTAATCAGGCTGCGCGGGGCAAGGTCGCTTCGCCCGCCATTCGAGAAATGCGGCGTGGCGTTTTCCGACGATTTCGGGTCCGGGAAGACGTTTGGCTGGTTTGGTCCCTTGTCCACTGCGGGGCATCCCAGCTCGGTGAACCAGATCGGCTTGCTCTTTGGCGCCCAGGCCGTCGGCGTCGCGCTTTCGACGCCGCCCGGGCGGTTGAAATGCAGGTTCGACCACCAGCCGAGCAGATCCTTGTAGCGGAATACCCAGGGCTTGCCGTAGGCGCCATCGGTGATCGGCGTGCGGACGCGCGCCAGTCTGTCGCTGCCGCTGGCATAGTACCAGTCGAAGCCCTCGCCCGAGGTGATCCCCGCCTGCAGCCCGGTCGGGTCGTAGGGATGCGCGAGGCCGTCGGGGTTGTTGGCGCCCTCGTCGCCGTCCCGCCAGTCCGACAGCGGCATGTAGCAGTCGATGCCGACGGCATCGATGTCGTCATGCGCCCACAGCGCATCGAGATGGAAGTAGACGTCGCCGCTCCCGTCGGCCGGCTGGTGGCCGAAATACTCGGACCAGTCCGCACCATATGTGATCCTGGTGCCCGCGCCGACGATGCTTCGGACCTCCGATGCCAGGTCGCAGAGCTGTTCGACGAACGGGAATGCGTTCGACCCGTCGCGGATTTGCGTCAGTCCCCGCATCTCCGAGCCGAGCAAGAAGGCATCGACCCCGCCCGCCGCCGCGGCGAGCCTCGCGTAGTGGAGCACCATCCGGCGATAGCCCCAGTCGTCGGCATCGCCGCCGAACAGCACGGTATCGCCGGCGGCCGTGAAATCGCCCGCTTCCGCCGCTCCGCAGAACGCCTCGACCTGTGCGCGGCCCGCGGCGGTCTTGTCAGCGCTGCCGTCGGTTCCTGGCGCCGGATCGCAGGTGATCCGACCTCGCCATGGATAGGCCGGCTGCGGGGCGGAGCCCTTCCACGGATCGAGCAGCGCGTTGTCGGCAGGCACGTCCATCATCACGAAGGGATAGAGCGTCACCTTCAGGCCGCGTGCTTTGAGTTCAGCGATCGCGTCCATGACGCTCCCGTCGGAGGGCGTGCCGCCATAGGCCGCGCCGCCCTGGTGGCTCGAGACTGGTTGTGCGGCGCTGCGGCTGACGCCCGACACCACCCAGGGCTGCGACAGGCTCGCCTCGTCGTGATGCGTCACCTTCGGCTGGATCGTGCAGTGGCCCGCTCGCAGGTCATCGCCGAACCAGGTGACGACGAGCGCGACATGTTCGAGCGCGGGGCACAGCGCCTGCAGCTCGTCAAGCGATGCAACGAAGTCGCTCGGCCCGTGCAGCACGTGTCGATTCTCGGCCAGCACCTCGCCCGGCGAGGACGTGCGTGTCACCACCGACGGCGACAGTCCGTACTCGGTCGAGCCCGGGATCATCGCCACGGCGCGGATGCGGCCCGTCAGCGAACCGACAGGCCGCATCACCTCGAACTGGAACTGCGGAATGCGGTTCCCGTAGTCGCCGAGCGGGAAGCGGTCGAACACGACATAGGCCGTGCCGCGATAGGCGGGGGCGTTGCCGGCGCCCTGCCGCGCTTCGATCAGCGGGTCGGGCGGCTGGGTCTCGCTGCCGGGATAGAGCCGCATCTCGATGCGATCGACGTCGAGTTCGCGCCCGTCCGCCCAGACGCGGCGGATGCCGCCGACCTCGCCCTCGCACAGCGCGAACGCGACATTGGCGAAGTAGGAATAGGTCGTGGTGCGCGGCCCACCCTTGGCGCCCTGCCGTTCCGTGCTCGCCTCTTCCTCGAAGCGCGTCGCCCAGATCATCGTGCCGCTCAGCCTGGCCGTGCCGTAGAGGCGCGGCAGCGGCACGCCCTCCTCGGCGGAAAAGGGCCGCGCGCCCGAGAGCCTTGGCCCCTCGATATGGCGCGTGGAATCGATCAACGCCCGGTCGAGCAGATAGCCGGCGACGGCACCCGCCGCCGAGCCGATCGCCGTACCGACGGGACCGAGAACGCCGCCGAGGAACGCCCCGGCGGCCTGCAAGAGGATTGTTGCCATTGGCTGGTCAGACGGATTTCTGGACGTTGCGCGAAGACGCCGGGAAAGCGAACACGCCGGCGATGCGGCGGCGCCATTGCGGCACCAGGGACGAAACGGTCACGCCGCGCTCTTGATAGGCATGGATGAAGCGCTCGCGATCGAGCGTGATCGCGGCGTGCTTGGCGGGACAATGCGGCCGCCAGCGGAACAGCACAACGAGGCCTGCATCCGGGATCACGTCCCCCGTGTCGATGAGCAGGCGGCGTGCCGCGGCGAGCAGCCGGTCCTCGCCGCCGGCCTCAGCCCAGTCGGGCGCGTAGGGCCCCGGCCGTTCCGGCTCGAAGCCATACAAGTCCTGCCACACGCCGCGCACGAGGCCCAGGCAGTCGCAGCCCACTCCCCGGCGCGATCCCTGGTGGCGGTAGGGCGTGCCGATCCACGAATACGCCGCCTCCACCACCTTGCGCGGATCCATTCTCTCGCCTGTCATGGCACGATCGGCCCGCCGTCGAACTGCCCGTCGGTGGTCACATACGCATAGGCGGAGTCGTTGCCGGGAAGGTGCGGAAAGCCGCGGAAGTTCACCGCGTTGTCGAACTTCGCCTTGCAGGTCACGAAGCGCTTGTCGCAGCCGGCCACGATGCTGAATGTGTCGCCCGTCTGCGGCAGGCTGGACAGCGACGGCCAGATCACCAGCGTCGGCCCCACCGCTTCGAAACGGAAGTCGATCACCCGCTCGCTGTGGCCGCTGTTGGCGCCCGAGGTCCAGGTCAGCACGCCGTTGGCGAACCAGCCCTGCGCATAGCCATCGAGTCCCGCCACGACGAGCCGGTCGTGACCGTTGAAGGACACGACCTCGCCCGTGCCGGTGAATTCCAGTCCAGCCAGGCTCACGCCGCAACGCGCATCGCCCAGTTCGGCGTCGCAGCTGCGCTTGATCTGGCGACCGCCGGGGAGGTCGAGACCGCGGCCGAGGCTTTCCAGCTCTGCGACGAACCTGTCGTCGGCGCGAGTGATCTTGGCGATCGTCGCACGACCGATCACGGCGAACTGGCTGGGTTCGCGCCAGTTCACGATCAGCGTTTCGACGGCCGCCCCGTCATAGCGCCCGTCGAGGATGTCCCTTTCGGTGATGCGCGCCGACGACAGCGCGCCCTCGACATCCATGCCGTCCACGCCGAGGCCTTCCGACTTGCGCGCCTCGCTGGCGGAAAATCCGCTCTCCGGCGCGAATTCGGTGCCGTCCACCTCGAGCGCCTGGTCATGGTCGGTGAAGCCAAGCACGGTTCCGTCGCGCAGCGACACGCGCCAGCAATGGCAGAGCGTAGTGACGTTCCGGCCCAGATGCGCCTGGAATTCGGAGCTGGTCATTCGAGGATCTCGATCAGCGGAATGGTGGGAATCTGCCCCGCCTTGAACGCGGCGATACCGGTGGACAGGTGCTCGATGTCGAAGCGGACCGGCACGTCGAATTCGAACCCCGCCGTCACCGCCACGCCCTCACCGGGCGCGGCCGCGAAGGTAACGAGCCCGGTCGCCGTATCGACCGTGAAGTCGCTGCCTGCCGCTTGCTCCGCCCCGTCCAGCGCGACGCTCGCAGTGCCCGCCACCGGCCTGGTGATGGCGCGCAAGACTGCGTCCTCGCCCTCGCCGTAGACCTTGCACAGCTGGAACGTGACGGTGCTGCCGTCGCCGGTGCCGATCGGCTGGTCGGTCGGGCTGACCTCCATATCCGGGCGGCACGACTTCATGTCGAACGGGTCGCGAAAGCGGAAGCCATGCAGGCTTCCGCGCCGCGCCTCGAAGAACGCCATCACCTCGTAGAGGTCGCTCAGCGAGCGCAGCCCGGTGCCCACGTCGTAGCGCCGGCGCGAGGCCGACAGGCGCGCGTTTCGCGTCTCGCGGCCCGAACTCAGGAGCACGATCTCGTTGCGCCGTTCGGGCCCGCCGGTCGCGCCGAACGAGACGGCGAGCGGAAAGCGAACGTCGTGGAAGGGGTTGAGATCAGCCATGGTCGGACCTCACAGGGTGCGCGCACCGCGGCGCACTGCCCGCGCCAGCATCCCGGTGACCTGTGCTTCGGACTTGCGGAATGACGGCACGTCGGGTGTCGTCACGTTGAAGACGATATTGACCGGCGCGCCGCCGTTTCCCGTCGCCGCGACGCCCAGCCGGCCGTCGCTGCCGCGTGCCAGCGGCAGGACGGCTTCGGGCCCTGCCTCACCCATCAGCCCGACATTGCCGCCGAGCGGAAAGTAGGTCGGAGCGGATACCACCCCGCCCGACACGAAGGGGACGACGCCGCCCTTGGCGAAGCCGAACAGGCCGCCAATGCCCGAGAAAACCCCGGAAAAGAATGAGCCGGCGAGGTTCTTCAGCGGCTGCAGCCCGACCTGAAGGGCCGAGCCGGCAAGGCTGAGAGCGACCCGGCGCAGCACGTCTTCCAGCGCACGGCCGCTCACTGCCGCACCCGCCAGCGCCCCGGTCAGGTCGGCACCAAAGTCCTTGGTCAGGTCCTTCAGCTCGGACAGTTGCCGCCTGAAGCCGCTCGTATCCAGGTCGAGACTTGCCTCGATCCGTTCAGCCACGTCCAAATCTCCGTCGTCAGTCCGGAAAGCGGTTCATCAGTTCCGCGAGGGTCGAGCGCTGGGGCGCTGCCTCGCGCGTCGGCATCAGGGCGGCCATGGCGCTCGCGATCTCGCGCGGCGTCATTGCCCAGAAAGCGTCCGGTGAGAGCCGCAGCCGACCGAGGCCGAATGCCATCACCGCTTCCCAGGGGAAGGCTGCGGCCGGTCCGGCTGCGGCTGCTAGGGGTTTGGGGGCGCCTGGTCCCTTCGGCCGAAGGTCTGTGTCAGCAGGTCGGAGACGATGCGCGCATAGCCGGCCGCACCGTCCTCGCAGTGCATCGCAGCGACCTCCTCGTCGTTCACCTGGGCGCCTGCGCCGCGCAGGCCGGCCGCGATGATGCGAACCATGTCGGTCGCAGACAGCTTGCCGGTCGAGAAGCGCGCAACCAGAGCACCGAGATCTTCGACGGCAAAGGCCGACTCCAGTTCGGCCAGCGCGCCCAGCGTCAGTCGCAGCTTCACCTCGCGCCCGTCGAGGACTGCCGCGACCTCGCCTCGTCTTGCGTTCGCGGGCATCAGGCGGCCGTGAAGGAAATGGCGCCGGCCGATTCGAGGGCAAGCTCGAACGTCACCTCGCCGTCGTGGCTGCCGGCATATTCCAGTGCGCTGATCTGGAACGGTCCCTCGACCACGCCGAAATCGGGAATGGCGAGCTGCCAGTCAACGATCGCTCCGTCGAAGAAGGTGGTGCGGATCAGCACGTCCGATGCCGCGTCCTTGAAGATGCCGGCGCCGGTCACCGCGGCGCGCTGCACGCCGCTTCCCGCCAGCAGCTCGCGCCATCGGCCGGCGGAATCCGCGTCCGTGACATCGACCGTTTCGCTGTTGAACGCCAGCTTCTTCGTCCGCAAGCCTGCGACTGTGACGAAGCTTCCCGTTCCCTCCCCGTCGAGCTTGAGGAGGATGTCCTTGCCCTTCTGAGCGCCCACGAATGGCCTCCATGTCGATGAATGTCAGGATCTGAAGGCGGCGTTGCCGCCCGGCTCGCCGCCGCGCGGAGCGCCGCTACTCCGCCTCGGTCAAGGCGCGAAAGCGCAGCAGCCCGTGATGAACCGTCAGGTCCTCGTCGAACCGCACTTCGCTGAATTCCAGCCTGAGGTTCGCCAGGCGATGTCCGTCGAGCGCAAGCTGGGCGTCGTGCAGGCGAGCCACGATCGCGTCCATCAGCTCATGCGTCTCGGATTTGCCCTTGGCCTTCGACCAGACATGCAGCGTCAGAAGCTGTTCGGTCCCGCTCTCGGTCCCGGTGCTCCAGTCGTAGATGCTGGTGCGGCCGAAGGTGATGTAGGGAAACGGCACGTCGGCCGGCGTGTGATCGTAGATCCCCGGGCCCCCGAGCCGGGCCACGAGATCGACGTCGCCCGCCAGCGCTTCGTAGATCGCCTTCTGGACCTCAGCGGCTGGCGCGGTCATCGCGATCCCCCTCGTCGAACATTCTTCGCCCGGCATACGGACGCGCCTTGGCTGGCTCGCCGCGCGCCCGGTTCTCGCGACTCAACTCGTGTTCCTCGGCGGCATTGTGCGCCCGCCAGCGAAGCGCACGCAACAAACCGTCGAGCGTGATCTGCATCGAAAGCTTCATCGTCCCTTCTCCCTCGCGCGGCAGACCAGGTAGCGGCCGCTCTCATCGGGATCGTGAACCGTGAGGAGCTCGAACACCCGCTCACCGCGCACCAGGCGCATGCCGCTCGCGACGTGGGCGCGGTGGCGCATGGTGATGCGGTGCGTCGTTGTCTCCAGGCTCTGATCGGACCCAAACCGCGCCTCGGCCGAAATCGGCTCGATGAGTGCGAACACCGTCGCCACTTCGGCCCAGCTTTCCACATGCCCGCCCATGCCGTCCTGTGTCAGCGTCGCCTGTTGCAGCGAAAGCTCGGTGCGGAATCGACCCGGATCGATGAAACGGCCGTTCAATCGAGCCTCCTCGGCAGATAGGCGGCGACCAGCCGCCGGTATCCTTCCGGGAAACCGACGGGCTGATCGCCGGCGCCGAAGCTGGCGCGGAACTCGTACCAGTGCGCCACAAGCATCAGGATCGCGCGCTTCAGCAGGTCGGGAACGTCAGTGCCGGCCTCGCCGTAGCCGGCGGTGAAATCGACCTCGATCCCGTTCATTGCGCGCAGGTCGTCCGGCCGCGTCGCGATGTGGAGCCGCGCGGGCCTGGACAGCGCGTCCAGCTGGTAGTCGGCGGGATCGAGCAGCGAGACTTCGCCCTCGCTGCCGTAGACGGTGACGTCCGTCACCGCCTTCACCGGTGTGCGGCGCAGCAGCAGCATTCCGCACTCGGGAATGGCGTCGACGGCAAGCCGCCAGTTCTGGTCGATCATTGCAACGCCGGTCGTCTGCTCGACCTCCTC